ACCGGTAATAGACGCTACAGGATATGTAATTCCAATCAATCACAGTGATTGCTTAAATGTAGATAAAGAACGTGTCTATGAAATACTAAAAAAACCGTCATCATTATATACACTAGATAAGAAAGACTTACTATATCACTTTAATTTACAAGAAGCTATAGATATATCTCTACTATACTCTATGCAGTATTATAAGAAACTAGAATATAAAGATAACAATAATACTATAGACTGGTTTTATAGAAAGTATGAAAGTAAATCTGATATAAATACATTAATTCCTATCACTAAATTATATGAAAGATGTGAAGAAAAATTTACTTCAATAAAAAGCTATGTTGATGAAATACATATATCTGATAGTACAATAATACCTAGTGGATTTCAATTTTATAATAAAACAGCAACAAATGTATTTTTTCTTATTGAGCAAAATGGAGTTGGAATAGATTTAGAAGATTTTAATAAAATTCATAAACCTAGAAACCCAATACTCAATACTTACAACTCATCAGTCTTTACATCTTATAATCTATATAATGCAACATCTAGACCAACTAATACCTTTAATAGCGTTAACTTTGCTGCTATTAACAAATCGGAAGAATACCGGAAATGCTTCAAACCAAAAAACGATTACTTCGTGGAGTTTGATTTTGATGGTTATCATCTTCGTCTCCTTGCTAATCAGATTGATTACTCTCTAACAGAAGAATCAGCTCACAAACAATTAGCTAAAAATTACTTTAATACAGAAGATATTTCTGAAGAGCAATATAATATAGCAAAACAGATTAACTTCCAGGCAATCTACGGAAAAATACCAGAAGAGCATAAAAACTTGGAGATTTTTAAAAGCATACAATCTTATATTGACGAAATGTGGAAAATGTATAAAAAAGAAGGTTTTGTTTGTAATCCTCAATCAGGTAAGCCGTTTACTGGTAAATTAGAAGAAATGCATCCTACAAAATTAATGAATTATATGATGCAATCGTTGGAGACATCAAACAATATTCTAATATTAAAAGACGTATTAAGGTACTTAAAAGATAAAAGGACATTTATAACATTATATACGTACGATGCAATACTATTTGATTTTGCAAAAGAAGATAGTAAAGGAACTTTAGAAGATATAAAAGAAATAATGGAAAGAGGAGGAAAGTACCCTATAAAATTTAAATACAGCGCAGATTTAGTGTTATAAGAATCAATAACTATTTATTTATGTTAACAGACACCAATATAATTAAGTTCGATTATGATATCGATCAAATTTTTACAAACGAGGATATGAGTAATAAACTTTTCTGTACATTCTCTACAGAAGACAACTTACCAGCAACTTTAATTAACATACAGAATAAGTATAAGATCCTATACAGTAAAATCTTTGTACTATACGCAAATAGTCAAGATGAGTATATGTGTACTTATAATGTAGATTTCGGTAATATCGGAACATTCCTCGATAATACTATATTAGTACACAGAAAAAAGGAAACAAACACGTTATATACAATTAACGCACTTAACACACTTATTAAGAGCTTAAACAACGGAAGATTAGATTCTTCTTTTAAAGTTAATTGGCTAGACTATCGCAATAGTATACTACTTACAAAAGGACCTGAATTAAAACGGGTATCTACAAAACTACATAAAATTATCGAGCTTTAGTTGGCTCTTTGATTTATTATTATTATATTAATTATAAGTTTATTTTTAAAACCAGTTATATATATGGACATTAATGCTATCAAGGCTAAATTAGACGCCTTAAACAACAACGGTCAAGACAGAGAGAAGACCGACTACACAAAATTATTTTGGAAACCAGAATTAGGAAAACAGACAGTACGTATAGTACCATCTGCATTTGACCCTAACTACCCTTTTAAAGAGTTGAAGTTTCATTACGGTATTGGAAAGTATCCAATGATTGCTTTATCAAATTTCGGTAAACAAGACCCTATCGAAGAATTTGTAAAAGAGTTACGTAAGACTAACGACAAGGACAATTGGTCGTTATCCGGTAAAATTAGCCCTAAAACTAGAATCTTTGCTCCAGTAGTAGTACGAGGAGAGGAAGAAAAAGGTGTTAGACTATGGGGATTCGGTATTACTATCTATAAAGCATTACTCGCTTTAGCAGAAGATGAAGATATCGGAGACTTTACAGACGTATTGAATGGATGGGATATGGTTGTAGAGATGCAGAAAGGAAACCCTTACCCTGAGACAACAGTACGTATCAAACCAAAACAAACACCTTTATCTGACAATAACGATTTAGTTTCATCTTGGATTAAAGATCAACCAAACCCAATAGAATCATTCACAGAATACGATTACGATTTTGTAAAAAAGAAACTTAAAGAGTATTTAGATCCAAACGCTGTAGAAGAAACACCAGCACAAGGAAATGATAAAAAACAAGAAGATAAACTGCCAGAAAGCTTAGGTCAACAAAAAACAGACTTTACTTTGGAAACAGCTACGGCTGGCAACAAAGACACAGTTAGTAAATTTGATGACTTATTTAACGAATAATGGCAAGTAAACAAGAAACAAAACAAAAGGCTTCTGATTCAATCAAGAAGTCTTTTAATTTAGGCAACTTTAAGAAAAAGAAAGGGTACGCTCTTACTTCTGTAAAATTTAAAGAACAGGATTATATACCAATGTCTCCTGCTCTTCAAGAAATAACATCCTTACCAGGATTCCCAGAAGGACACATTACACTCCTTAGAGGACATAGTGATACAGGTAAAACTACTGCTTTAGTAGAAGCAGCAGTACAATGCCAGAAAAAAGGTATACTACCGGTATTCATTGTTACTGAGATGAAATGGTCTTGGGAACATGTACGAGAGATGGGACTTGAGTTTGAGGAAATGGTAGATGAAAGTACAGGAGAGATATTAGATTATGAAGGATTTTTCTTATACGCTGATAGGGGTACTTTAAATACCATAGAAGATGTTGCTGTCTATATGGCAGACCTAATGGACGAACAAGCCAAAGGTAACTTGCCTTACGATTTATGCTTCTTATGGGACTCTATAGGATCAGTACCATGCGAATTATCTGTACGTTCTAATAAGAACAACAACGAATGGAATGCAGGTGCGATGTCTACTCAATTCGGTAATAATATGAACCAGAAAATATTATTATCAAGAAAAGAAGGAAGTAAGTACACTAACAGTCTTATAGCTATCAATAAAGTTTGGACTCAGAAACCTGAACACCCAATGGGTCAACCTAAGTTACAAAACAAGAACGGGATGACAATGTGGTATGACGCTACACTTATTATAACTTTCGGAAATATAACAAACCCAGGTACTTCTAAAATTAAAGCAATCAACAAAGGTAAGCAAGTAGAGTTTGCTAAGAAAACCAATGTACAGATAGAGAAAAACCACATTGGAGGTGTTCAATCAAGAGGTAAGATAGTTATGACTGCTCACGGATTTATAAAAGACGATAAAAAAGCAATCGATAACTATAAAGCAGAACACAAAGACAGGTGGTTCAAACTATTAGGATCAGATAAGTTTGATTTAATAGAAGAAGGAGATACAGAAGAAGAGACAGTTAATACGAAGAAGATAATTTAATGAGTTATACAGATATCCTGAATAACCTTAAAGAAACTCCACCTAGAGAATTAAACGATCACATCCTTGTAATCGATGCTATGAATATGCTAATTCGTAGTTTTTCTCTACTTAAAGCAATGAATCCATCAGGCGCCCATATCGGGGGTCTGGTAGGCTTCATGCGATCACTAGGATACGTAACACGTATATTTGATCCTACAAGAGTAATAGTAGTATGGGACGGAAAAGGAGGTTCAGCAAACCGAAAAAACATAGACCCTAACTATAAAGCGCAAAGAGCAACCTCTAGAATAACACACTGGGGACTTTACGATACTAAAGCAGAGGAGCAAGAAGCTTTAATAGGACAACTATATAGAACACAGGATTATATAAAATGCTTA